GTATTGTATAATTTTTCATTTTTTTTCCTTATTTTTTATTAATAATATTTAATATATTAAATTTATTATATTAAATAAAGGGAAAAGTGAACTTTTTTTGTAAGTGATTGATTTTATTGGGTTCTTTTTTTATAAAAATGGTATTTTTTTTTTTGGTTTAATTTTTTATTTATTTATTTTATAATATTTTAAAAAATGAAAAAAAATGAAAAAAAATGTCTTTTGATGCTTTAGCTACCTGTGTAAATGTTAATGAGATTAGACCAGTATCTAAATTGGTTTTATTAATATTGGCTAATTATGCCAATGAAAATTGGCAAAGTTATCCATCTCAAAATAAATTAGCCGAATTATGTAATTGTGATAAACAAACAATCAAGAGAGCAATTAAAGAATTGATTGAAAAAAATATCATTAAATCAGAATCAAGGTTTATAGCAAATAAACAAACTTCAAATTTATATACCATAATTTATAGGGGTATCAAAAATATAGGGGTAGGGGGGTCAAATTTATATCCCAAACCTATTAGAATTATACAAAAGGAAATATTAACTCATAATATAATGAATACAAGAAAAAGGAGTAAAAATGAATATGAATTAGAATTTGAAAAATTTTGGAAATTATATCCAGTTAATGAGGATGGAAAAAAATCTGGGAAATATGAATGTTATTTATCTTGGAAGAAATGCCCAGATAAAAATATTTTAGAAAAATGTGTTATTAATTATTCTAGGGAAAAGCAAAATAAATTTATTCATAATGCATCAAGATGGATTTTAAAAAAACATTATTTGGATTATCAAAAAGAAAAATTAATATATAATAGCAAAAATAATTTAGCAGGTTAAGGAAAAAAAATGAAACAATTAAACGAAGAAGGAATATTTTTATCAGATTATTCTAATGGACATAAAAAAGATTTTTGTCCTAAATGTAAACATCTCAGAAAAGCAAAGAATAATCAAGATAGACCATTAAGTGTTGCAATAGATGATGAAAAAGTTTTATGGAAATGTCATAATTGCGATTACTCAGGTGGAATTAATTTAAAAAAAAAATACCATAAAATTAATAAAGATTTTAAATTAGTTAAACATAAAACAGAAAATAGCGATAAATTACTTAAATTTTTTCAAACCAGAGGAATAAGCCAAAAGACTTTAACGGATTTAGGAATATACGAATATGGCGACAGTATTTGTTTTCCATATATTCAAGATGGTGAACAAACTAATGTTAAATATAGAACATATGATAAAAGGTTTAGGCAAAAAGCCAATGCCCAAAGAACTTTATATAACATTGATAATGTAAAAAAATATTGGCAACAAACTGGTAATAAGAATGTAATAATTTGCGAAGGGGAAATGGATGTAGTTTCTTTTTATGAAGCAGGTGTAATTAATGCTGTTACTTTACCAGATGGTGCCCCAAAAACCGCCAAATACAATTTAAACGATTTAAGATTTAATGCTTTTAAGAATTGCAAATGGTTAAATGAAGTTGATAAAGTGTATATAGCAACCGATCAAGATGAAGCTGGTAGAGCATTACATTTGGAATTATTGCATAGGTTTGGAAAAGATAGATGTTTACGGGTTAGGTTTCCTGACCAACAAGGGGATGTACCAACAAAAGATGCTAATGAGTGTTTGGTTCAATTAGGGAGAAATACATTAATTGAAAGTTTAAAAGAAGCAACACCTTATCCCATTGATGGTATTTATTCATCAAGACATTATGCAAAGGAATTAGAAGATATATATGAAGGGAATATTCAAAAACCATTATCAACTGGTTTTAAGATTTTAGATACTATATATAAAATACAACCAACAACCTTTCATTTAGTGACTGGAGTTCCCAATCACGGAAAATCTTTTTTCATAGACCAGATTGCTATTAATATGTTTGAAAACTATAAATGGAAATTTTGTATTTTTTCGCCAGAACATTCAACCCCATTACATATTCGGAGATTATTAGAAAAAATTGTAAAAAAACCTTTTGATGCTGGTCTTTCAGATAGAATGACTAGACAAGAAATGAATCAAGGAATAAAAATTTTAAATGATAACTTCTTTTTTATGGAAAATAAGGATACAATACCATCCATAGAATGGATTTTAAATAAAGCCAAGCAAGCAATTTTAAAATTTGGAATAAAAGGCATTATTATAGACCCATATAATGAAATTAATTCCACAAGAGAAGGGAACAAAAGAGAAGATGAACATATTAGAGATATTATTAGTAAGTGTAAGAAATTTTGTAGAACACACGAAGTCGTTATGTGGATGGTTGCGCACCCATCTAAACTTCCGAGAGAAAATGGAAAAATTAACCCACCGACATTATATGATGTTAGTGGCAGTGCTCATTGGAATAATATGTGTGATGTGGGTTTGGTAGTCCATAGAGATTTTGATTCAAATACTACAAGAGTTATTTTAAGAAAAGTTAGAGAACAAGGATTGTATGGAAACATTGGAGAATGTTTCTTTAAATATGATTTAGAAAAAAGAGTGTATGAAGAAATAATACCACCAGAAAAAGCCAACGAAGATAGTGCCCAATCAAACCATTGGTATAACGAATAAAAAAAAATGGGTGGGAAAAATGAAAACCACCCATTTTTAAGAAAAAAAATGTTATTATAATTTATCAATTTAAAGTTGATTATGCAACATATTTATATATAATTAATTTAGCAAGAGTGCATTATGAAAATTGACTTTATAGATATATCTCAAATAAAACCCTATGAAAAAAATCCAAGAAAAATATCAGAAGATGCAGTTAAATTAGTTGCAAATAGTATAAAGAAATTTGGTTGGCAACAACCTATTGTCGTTGATAAAAAATTTGTTATTATAGTTGGTCATACAAGATTTGAAGCATCTAAATTATTAAATCTAAAAGAAGTGCCAATTCAGATAGCGGAACTAGATGATGATAAGGCAAAAGCATATAGAATAGCAGATAACAAACTAAATTCAAAAACATATTGGGATTATTCATATCTTACAGAAGAATTAAAAGAATTAATGAATACAAAAACAGATTTAGAATCTTTAGGATTTGATAAATCTGAACTGGATTCTTTACTAGATTATCACGAAATGGAAAGCAAATTTAATCCAGAAGAACATTGGCAAGATATGCCAGCATACGAACATGATGACATAGCACCATTTAAATCTTTAATAGTTCATTTTCCAAAAGAGGAAAATCTTTCTGAATTTTTAAGTAAAATTGGTCAAGAAATAACTGATAAAACAAAATATATTTACTACCCAAAACAAATTAAAAATGTGAACAAAGATAAAGCATATCTTGTAGAAGATGAATAATGTTATGGTGGAGTAAAAAAGTGAACCCACAATTTAAAATTTATATTCCTTCAAAGGGTAGAGCAAAAATAGGTCTTACAGTAAAAGCACTAGACCAAATGCTGGTTCCTTACACAGTCGTAGTAGAAGAACAAGAGTATAAGGAATATGCAAAGTATTTAAGAAAAGATAATTTATTAATACTTGATAAAAGATTTCAAGAACAATATGAAGTGTGTGATGACCTTAAGGATAAACTACCTGTTGGTGCTGGTGCTGTTAGAAATTTTATATGGGAAAAATCTATACAAGATGGTGAAAAATGGCATTGGGTTATGGACGATAACATCAGAAGTTTTCAGAGATGCCAAAAAAATAGAAGATTAAAAATTTTAGATGGTGCTTTTTTTAAAGCTATAGAAGATTTTGTGTTAAGATATAAAAATATTGCTATGGCTGGTCCTCAATACAAAATGTTTATACCAGAAAAACAAGCACACCAAAGACCACCATTTATAACAAATACAAGAATATATTCTTGTAATTTAATAAGAAATGATATTCCTTTTAGATGGAGAGGTAGGTATAATGAAGATACGATATTGTCATTGGATATTTTAAAAGCTGGTTGGTGCACAGTACAATTTAATGCTTTTTTACAAGAAAAAGCGGTAACACAAAGTATGAAAGGTGGAAATACAGATGTATTGTATAAGGAAGGAACACTAAAAAAATCTCATCAATTGGTTGCTTTACACCCAGATGTAGCACGATTAGATTTAAAATATGGAAGATGGCATCATTTTGTAAATTACAAAGTTTTTAAACAAGTATTAAAATTTAAAGATGAATATATACCAAAAAAAGGTACGAATGAATATGGTATGAGTTTAAAAAAAATTGATTAAATAGTGATTAAAAGATGGCTAGAAAAACAAATCAGTATACTTTTGTAGAGAAAAAAAGAACAAAACGAAGATTTAAGAAAAATGCTGTAAAACATAGAAAATCTTTGGGTCCTAAATCACATTTAAGAATTTTTAAGAAATAAAGGTTTAAAAAAACTAATCATTCTGTTATTAGTAAATATTATGAGTAAATTTTCAGAAACATTAATAGAAGAAATAAGACAAGAATTTGTACAAGG